TTTGTAAATTTGTATCATGAAAAATAAAATAACCATCACCGACAACTTACTAATCAACACTATTATGATTGTTGATTTGAAAACCAACAACGTTTTCCATTCTCAGAATCTAAACACGACAATCCGTGAATACATTGATTGTTGTGATTTGAAATTTCTTTTTGATGAACAACCCAAATTACCACACATTCTCAATAAGACATTGTCCTATGAGTTGGATTCAAGTGGAGTTACATCAAAGGGATACAAATACCAAGCATCAGCATACTCATACAAGGGTCCTGATATGATGATTTTATTGAGTGTGATTGAAGGTATTGAAAGTGAAATTGGTAGTGATGTGTATAACTTGTATGTGACAGAAATGAACTAACCCTTAAATTTGTAGAACAATTAAGAAATAAACGATATGAAAAAAGAACTCAGAACTATGGAAGAGAAACAATCTCTTGACCCAAATGAAGTGATGGAAAACGGTTTAACCAGAGAACGTAACGAACAACTTGACAAAGATGGGGAAACATTCAGTGGTATTATCCATCTCATTTGTGGAGGAATTGGAGTTTGGTGTATTCTTCAAGTCTTGTTCAAATAAAAGAACGTGATGTGTCCAAAGGGGGAAGAGAAATCTTCCCTTTTTTTTTGTTAAAAATTTGATTCAACTATTTCTGTTTCTTATATTTTAACTATGGGACAAACGAAAAGAAACTACGAACAGATGATGATGGATGAGTTGTTAAGACACTATCCAGGAGATGAACAATTTGATGAAGATTATCAATATGAACTTTACAGACACAGACAAGAAGAAGAGATGGAGAGACTGTATTATGAAGAACAATTATCAGACAAATATTAAAAATGGAAATATGAAAAACTACGAAGAAAAAAAACAGGAACTGATTGTAAGACAATCACAAATCAATTCAACCATTGAATACTTCAAGTTGGTTGATAAAAAACCAAACATCAGTGATATCTTTAAAATTTCTACCATGATGACAAAGTATGTTCACAATGGTTACTCAAAAGAATTGGAAGAGTCCTTCATGAAAATGGATGAACACATTAACACAATTAAATAAGATAAAATATGAATACGTTAGAAAAAGAAGAAGTATATCTGTTTGGACAGATTGTTAGTGAACCCGTAATGATTTGGAAGGATTATACGGACGGAAAAATGTTAACAGGATGGAATTGTAGGTTACACACCAATTCGTCCATTACAGGTGAAAATACGGTGGTTGACGTTCAATTGGTGTATGACCTTATCAAATGGGATGTTGTAAGATTAAACTCCCTTGTTAAGTTGTCTGTACAACAAGAACAGGTTAGTAAGTTAACATCATCAGGTAAACTGTTCAAATGTAATGTGGTTGTAAGGAAATAAAAAAAAAATAACCTGAGTGGAGGATATCATTGCTTTATTCAGGTTATTCACTATCTTTGTAATATGAAAAAATTTAGAATAGAAAAAAGTCATTTAGCTGAATCAACAGAGAGGGTTGATATAGTTAAGAAATCCTTTGACCTACAGTCAAACAATATCACCGAAGTATTTGAAGGTGAAATCAATCTTGATTTTGATTGGAATGTTGGATTGATTGTTGGTGATAGTGGAACAGGAAAAACAACCCTGATGAGAGAATTGTTCTCAGAACATCTTAACCACAAGATGGAGTTCACCAAACCTTCTGTAATTGACGATTTTCCTGAAGACAAGACAATTGATGAGATTACCAAAACGATTGTATCTGTGGGATTTGCATCACCTCCATCGTGGTTAAAACCATATTCAGTCCTATCAATGGGTGAACAGATGAGAATTGAATTAGCAATGTCTTTGTTACAGGACAGAGAGATTATTGTATTTGATGAATACACATCAGTCGTTGATAGAACAACAGCATTATACGGTTCTGAAATGTTATCAAACAGAATCAAAAAAGACAACAAGAAATTTGTTGGGGTTACGTGTCACCGAGATATCATTGAGGTTATGAATCCTGATTGGATTTTTGATACAAACACGATGTCGTTTACGATACCTGAAAAAAAAAAGTCCATCACAGAATTGATATCTACAAGTCAAAGGATAAAGAACTCTGGAACATTTTTGGGAAGTATCACTATCTAAACCATTCCATGAATCCATCAGCTGAGAAATTTGTCTTGTTTATTGATGGTCACTTAGCAGGGTTTTACGCTTGTATTCATTTCCCACATCCAAAAATTAAGAATATGAAACGAGGACACAGGTTGGTTATCCTACCACAATTTCAGGGATTAGGTTTGGGTATCTTACTATCATCTTGGGTTGGGAATTATTACGTATCAAAAGGATTGAGATTCAGAGCTACAACAGCTCATCCATCGTTAATATATCAACGATTGAGAACACCAAATTGGACCTTTGTTCACAAAAAGGATAACAAGGATACTTATTTGGGTGATACAATCAAAGGGAGATTTTCAGCAGGTTTTAGGTCAACTTATACCTTTGAATACATATTGGAAGAAAATAATTAAAAAATAAGTTGTATATTTGAACTATGGAAAACGGACAAAATCAATCAGTAGTAAATGACTTACCATTTAACACACCAATTAATTTTGGTAATAACAATGTTATGGTAATTAGTTCTCACTTTAATTGGGGTAATTATGGTGATTTTTATGGAGACCCTGATACTAAATGGACTAAATTATATCCTGTAATTTTTGTATATGGTAATAATTTTAGTGTTGTTGAAACACATAGACCTATGGAGTTCTTAAATGGACTTGTAAAATTACATTTGGATAATCCAAACTTGGAGGACTTGTTAAAGGTAAAAGAAAAATTACGTAGAGAAAAAAAAGAAAAAGAATTTAAGTATTTGGTTGAACAAAAATAAATCAGTATATTTGAACTATGGAAAACATCATACTACCAAACGAATTCAGTTCTTATCGTCATTTCTGTCTTGTCTTAATTGAAAAGATTTTCACTGAAAAACAAATCCCGTTAACAATATTTGAATGGGATGAAGAATCAGATTTCACAAGACGTATCTTCATTACAACAGAAGATGGTCGTGAATATGTAATCAGGACTTGGAATATTCACGATGACGATGAAAATGTTTACGTTGATTTTACACTTTATTTGGAGGATACAGAATTTGATACTATCTTTGAAGTATGAAAAACGAAATATTTGAAATCAAAGGTTATTCAAAAGACATTTACGTCAATGGTAAATACGTTGGGTCAATCACGTTAGAAGAACCTGACAGAATTGTCTTTGGATACTTTGGACGTAAGACCGAAACCACCTCTGATGATATCGTTGTAAACAAAAAGAAGATTAAGAAGGGTCAACAGATTGTGACCGAACTACAAAAGATTTGTGGAAGGGTCAGGTAATTATTCACCTGACCTACGTCCCCCATACCACCAGGGTATTGAACATCCCAAAAGACCTCCACCACGAATACCATAGTTACCCAAAATAGCGTTACCACCAGGTAATGTAATTGGTGTTTTGAAAGCTCCCTGAAACTCAGGAATCAATTGTCCGTTGTTCTCAGTTAACGTGTACTGAGGATACCATTGGTTATTAAAGACCAAGTGTCTACGAAGAAGGTTGTCATTGAACTGTGCATTATCCCTTGCATTGTTCTTAAGGTATTGTAACGTCTTAAGGTCAATAGGATTTGATTGTTCTGACCTGAACTGTTGTAAACCAACGTTAACGAACTTGATATAAAAATTATCAAGAGCGAGATAGTAACTATAACTAATCAACATCGGTCTAATAAAGTTTCTAATCAGGTCTTTGTATCTGAAATATTGAGGGTCAATGATTTGATTGGTCTCCACCAAATCCAAAATAAATTCGTAGAGATTCGTTCCCAACGTCTCCTGCAGGAAGATTTGTTGACTCTGCTGAATGCTGAATCGCAATTCGGAAGTATCAACGTTTTCCGTGATTGGCGTGTTATTTTTTAGCTCCTGCTCCGATATTAGTAACACATTATAGTTCATCTTTAATAATTTGGTTTTGTTCTATTTCTAAGGTTATTTCTTGATTGGGGTAAATCAACTGAATTAGAGGTCTCAGCTCACGGATAATAAAGTCCTGCATTGGGATTATCGTCTGATTCATAAATAGTTGATAAGCTGTTTTTAATTGGTCAGCTTGAGATGAAAATCCTGTTGGTGATGGCAATCCAATTAAACTTGGGTCAACGATTTGGTGTCCTGATAAAATGTTTTCACGAACCAATGAGAATATCTCTGCGTATCCACCTGTTTGCATTGTTGGGGTAATCTGTTCAATCTTCGGTGCTGTTTCACCATAGGACACTATAATACGTCCTGCGTTATGTGCTCCCCTGTAACGGTCTTCTAATCTACGTAAGATTTCTTCCTGTTCATTTTGTGAGTCAGGTGCATCCATAGGGAAGTGTACGAACATGGATGGAGATGCTCCATTGAGGATGTTACTAAGATTAAATGCAGATATAGCGTGTGATAATCTAATATCCAACATTGAACTCAAATATGTCGGTACACCATAAAATCTATAACCAGGTTGATATTGACGGATATGAACAATCTGACGTGACTCAAAATTTTTGGGGTCAAATTCATGGAACTCAATTACCCCCACATTTTTTTGTCTGTAGTTAGCCCAGTCTTCACAATACAACCACTTGTTGGAACGAATCTCACCTACTTCAGGTGCTCCTGCTCTCATATACTTTGAAGGTATTACGTGAAAACCTGCAATGCCATCTTTCCTGTCGTTCTTCCATAAAATCTCAAGGAACAAATTTCCACTAACCAAAAACTCCCAAAAGATTTGTTTGTTGATGTCATTTAGAGATTCCTTTGAATTGATTTGGTAATCAACTTTGAACCCTCTACCTGATAGGTTATCAACTTTACTTGAAATACAAGCTTTATGAATTGGTGAGAAATCCACATAGTCCAACCATCTTTCAATCTCCATGTTATCCAATCCCCAGCGGACAAAGAAATCCCCCCTGTTTATTTTTTCAATAAATCTTGTTGAGGTATCAATGTCTCCAAATTGTAATGTATCTAATTTAATCATATTTAAGGTGTATTATCAACGTTGTATATGATAAATATATCATCTCCCGACTCATAAGTAACGGGTTCATTTTGATTTGTTCCTACAACGTTTACTATTGTTTCATTAACCACATCGTGGGATAACGAAGGATTTAGGTTTGTAGAGGATACCTGTTCGTAAATTTTCAAGTAATACTCTCCAGGGTATAGGTCCACAAC